CCACTATAGAGTCAGGGTCAGCTGGTGTCCCAGCAACTAATGTCAGAGAGGTAGTGTCAGTATTTGTCCAGTCAACCCCAGTTTTGCCGGTAAGTGTAGCCGATACAATAGTTGCACCAGCAGGGATATTGGCAGTGGTCACATCAAAATACATGAATATCCTATCAACACGATATGTTCCTCCCCCAGTAGAAATAGCATAATAATTAGCACTTGCGACTCCAAACAAAGTACCACTAGCAGCATCACGTGCTGCTGCCCATGATGCCTGACCACCTTTTGTTATTGAATCATCTGCTGTATTAGCTGTTATATTTACTACTGCCATATTAGTAAGCTATACCTTCTAAAGTAATATCATTCAAATTACCACCTGTCACAATATCAGCAGTTAAAATATCCCCTCTATTAAAGGTTTTAACTAAAATAGAAGCAGTTGAGGCAAAAGTACCTCCACCTAGTATTGTTGGAACTGTTAAAAGATTAAAGACTGAGATATTCCCATTCTTAAATAGAGTGACATTCAGAGAGGCTGTAGATACTGGTGTACGGGTAAGCATGGTAAAGGCTTGGAATGTACCAGCAAAGGGAGCAATAATCCGCATTACATTGGTTGTAGGACCTGAGGCAGTACCAGGCATATACCAGACAAAAGTTCTTTCTATTCCTGTTATGGAAGCTCCCGAGGCATTAAGTTGGGTGACAGCCCTATTTATTCCGATACCAGCCGAAGCAATGGTAGCAACAGAAGCTAGATTCATCCCAGCTATAGTCATAGTACCTATAATAACGTGTCCTCCAGCACTATCATGTTCTGGATTTAAGACGTTATACCAATCCTCAAACATAGAAGATGTAACTACAGCCTCAACTACTGCACCAGAGGAATGAGCTTGAGCGGTTGAACCACCCTGAGATCTAGTAATAGTTAAGGTATTTGCCCCAACATTAGTAACCTTGACATACTCCCAAAGTGAGGTTGATTTTAAAGTACCAGAAGAATCAACTCTATCAATTACTAAATAACAGGGAGATACAATCTTTGAACCATCTGCCACATCCATTGAAGAGGCCACATCAGTAATACCTGAACTAAGCGTTGTAGATATGTTTTCGTCGGTACTTGGTCTTGGTACGTTAGCTGGCGTAGGAAACCACACTCCTTTCTGATTTTTTAATTCCTTTACTTTTATATTCTAAGAAATCCTTATTACAATATTCGCAAATAAATTTAGTCCTTGGCATAAAAAAAGACACCATTCCCTGGTGTCAACGAGTCTTAAACTTTTGACTACCTAGATTATAAACTCATTTACAAATTAATTCAATAGTTCTACTTGACCTTGTGGTAGCGAGTGGAATCATCTTTTAAGAGATAAGGTTTTGGATAGATGTGGGAAGAAATGCATCAAATGTGGAACAACTGATAAGATTATACATATACATCATATTAACGGGGATAAAAGAGATAATAGGCTTGATAATCTAATTCCTGTTTGTATTATCCATCACAAGGGTTTGCATTTAGCTTGATATAACAATCTAACTGGTCGACCATTGGCTAGGGATAATACCCTCGCCTAATTCTTGAGCTTGTAACTGTAAAGCTAATAATTCGTACTTATCGTTGCTGCCCGTTGTGGTAACCTCTATCTGGACTGTTCTACCAACCTTATTAATTCTTGTTCTCTTAGCTAAATCATTAGAGGCAGCAGAAGATCCTGCCCCAGCTGTAATACCCCACTTAAAATCCCCCCACTTGTCAAAACCCCATCCTGCCCCAGCGTTAGAGGCGGTGATACTAAAGGTTTGGGCTGAACCCACAGCACCTGTCCTAGTTTCTAAAATGACGTTTACAAAAGGAGACCCGGCTACATTCCTCCAATTTGAGTAGAGATTCTTAACCTGTTTAAACCTAAAGGCATTAGTGAAGGCAGTTTTCTTGGTTAATAGGATAGTCTGAATCTTGACTCCTTTATCATTAGCATTAGCAGACGAAAAGTTAGTGACCATATTATCATCAGAATCTCCCCATACTAAGTTCTCAATATTATTACCATCAAAGTAGTTTTCATAAATAGCTGGTGTTGCGGGATAGGTATTAGGCCCCATCCAAGCTAGTCTCTCCCTATCATAGATAATCTCTTTGGTATTTTTACTAGAAGTAGTTGAGGGATAAGCCAACCGATATTTATTATCGTTATATACGGCACAAGCTTGTTGTAATTGGGCTGGAGTTAGGGTTTGGAATAGCGGTCTAACCTTAGCTGATATCTCATTAGTTCTTAGCTGATTAGCAAGAAACTGTGCCTCATTACCTAAAGTATATACACCTTTTCTGGATAGGAAAAACACGTCATTTTCAACGGCTTTAATAGTTCGATGGGAAACCGCACCCACCCCCCTCATGATCTGTTTCAGGGTTGGGATTACTAAACCGTCTTGTGCTGTAAAAGTTACTGACCAAATAGAGCGTTGTTTAAATACAATCACTTGATCCTGAAATTCGATCAAACCCGTAATGTAATCACCTGAATCTTTATCAATGTCTAGGTTTCCACCACCATATCTCCAATTAAACTTATCGACATTAGATCCCCCCCCGCTCCAAGAAATAGCAGAGGGCCTGCCTTCATTGACCAAATTACCTAGAATTATTTTGTCTTTGTAAACAATAACAAACTTTGCAACGGGGCCACTAGTGCTATCGGCAAGAGGAGCGGCAACCAACTGTGAAGGATCTGGAACCCCCTTGTAGTCGTATCTTAAAGTCGAAGCATCTAGTGTGGTTATTAGTCTTTCGTCCCCCTGATCAAATCCATAAACACCATACCCTGCCACTGATGAAGCGGGTGAGGAGGTTGTCCAGTTCAATCTAATTGTTGTATTAATTAAATCTTGGGGAGTATTGGCAATGAGCAGCGCATCAGAGGCAATTGTTTCACCAACGGCATTAAAAGCTGAAATCCTAAAAGACCTAGTGAAAGTACCTGAGACACCCGAAAGATTTGTAGCCGTGACCCCTGTAGGCTTAGAGATTTGGGTAAATGAGTATATTGAGGCTCCATCATACTTTTTTAAAGTATCAACTCCATTCGCAATATAGACCTTATTATATAGTTGAACCATTTCAGCGTTATAACCCGATACCCAAGATGCCCCGTTAATGGGCGTGTATGATGCACCGCTTTTCTTGACCAAAATACCCCAATCTGACAAAGCTAGTAATTCATTCACTCCTGATGCTCCAGAGGCAAATAGAGCTCCTTTTAGGCCTCTGATGCGCTGGCTACCGGTGGCAACGGAAGGAGCGGTTAGAAAATAGTTGTCTGTACCCTCTCTCTTGGTTGGGACTCCCTTACCCACTAGTTTGAGATTGTCGGTTTGGGCAAGTTCATTGTCTTTAATCTCTGTTTGTCTAAGAAGGGTATTTAGGCCACCTTTAAAATCATTCCAATCTAGTTGGAGGGTTTTAGGTGGTTTGTATTGAGGCGCTTTATAGTTAAAAGTTGGCATACCATTTCATTAATCTCGACCTATCCTAAATGCATATCTTGACTCATTCCAATTAGGGATTCTGTTATCAGCGTGAGCCTGGCCTAGGGTGTTTTCACTCTCAATCATTCTAGCCAAGATCCTATCTGATTCCTCTTTAGCTTCCGGGAACCTGCCGTCTTCTCTACCTTTGTAAAGGTAATATAGGGATCTTTGAACTAAATAGGTTGGATCTGGACATTCAGTTAGATTTGTTGCTGAGGCCAGAGATTGAGGAGATGCCCAATAGGTAAATTGGATTGATGCACCCGAGGATAAGGAAGCACCAAGGGCCACAATTACCCTCGTGGCCCTATCGTTACCTAAAATGTTCACAATCTTGTCAGGTGATGAATATTGGGAATTTTTGGTTGGATCTACAGGTGTAAACTTATCTCCGGCTATAACTGGAAAACCGTCTAGCTTTCTAAAGTCTGAAGGCAGTGCAATTGTCGCATTATTTGTTGATGTAGAGATATTGCCGTTATAGACCTTCTTGAGGACTGACCAATCATAGATCTCTGCCCAATCAAAAAGAGACCTATTTAAGGCATTTAAACGGATATTCCAGTCAGTACCGCTTTGTGTCGGGGCGGTAGGTGACTGGTCTATCTCGGATGCTATCATATTTTGCATGTCTAACACTGACCAGGCTATATTACTATCCTCCTATTCCCATAAGTATCAGTTTGTCTATGACATGGTGCACAAAGTGTACGACCATTATTTACATCCCAAAGTTTTTTCATATCGTTATCTCGAACAATTTTCGCGAAAGGAATTATATGATCAGCATTTATCTCCCCTTTGCATCCACAAAAAAGACAACTCTTAGTAACAAGAGTTTTAATTTGTTTAAGATTGCCTGTGCCTCGATAACCACACTTATAACTGCAATACTTTGCAGTCTTTTCCCTACTATGACATACCCCAAATGCTTTACCGCAGGTGAGGCATGACATAGCTGTATGGTTCAAACATCTACAAGTAGACATAGTTCAATTTAAAAACATGCTTTATTTGACCCAAATGGTCAGCATGCCTTAAAAGGTTGCTGCACCTGGGAGACTTGCTAAAGATGTTAAGGGAATTCCCCTAACAACTCCATTTACTTCAACTGGTAGAACGTAATCAAATCCGATATTTGCACCTGTAGCTGCAAAGCCCAAGATTGAAGTAACGGAAATAAATCCGCCACCAAATCCTAAAACTGCTCCTGAAGCGAGCGAAGTTCCAGCTACTCTTAAAGATGCGATGGTTGAAGAACCCGCAACTGTTTTACCTACTAAAAGAGATGGGACAGTAGAGGATGCAGAAGTTATATTAACAACTCCTTTTGTGGAATCTTCTCCACCATCACCAATGATACGCACACCATATTCGTTATCTAAGTCGTGTACTAAAGCCATATGTTTTTAAATGTCACCGCCTTTCTGCACAAAAAAAGAGCCCCTTGTTGGGAGCTCTCGGTTTCAAACCTGAACTTTTGTTAAGTATATTTTACCCTTTTGGACATAGGAGAATCAAGAGATTTAAGAACCCCAAAAATTATTAGTGGTTTGGAAGATAAAGGGAGCTGCTGCAGCAGGGGGAGCTGCGGCAGTTGTAAAACTCCTCGTAGCTGACCACGCTCCGTACGTATTACTACCAAGAGGATCAATACCTGCTACTCTCCAATAGTAAGTAGTGGAGGCAGTTAAAATATCCCCTGCTTGGACTGTATACGTTACCTGATTTCCTGAAGGCCAAGGATGGGGGTCGCCTGTACCTGTAAAAGTAGCGTCTGGATTAGAGGAGAACTTGGAAAATGGGAAAGGGATATTTGTACTCCAAGAAGCACCACCTGCTAAAGTTCCATCATTATTACTTGTAGAACTGTCGTTGGCATTAGTTCCTGAACCATCGTCTAAGTGCCAAAGAATGAGAGTATTTGCATCGTCAACAAACTCTGCTGTTTGAACTGCAAAAGAAGTTTCCGTAGTATATCTTGCCACATTTGAAATTCTAAACTCGTCGATATTTCCATTTAATCTTTCGCCACCATTTGCGTGTCTGCCAAGATATAATGTATTAGAATTATTATTCTGAGTTCCTGATTGTGAAACCCTAACTTTATATACCCCATCCAAATAACCTCTTAACCAAGTACCGTCCCAAGACAAAGCACCATGATGCCATACCCCATCAGCACTGTTTGTCCCCATCTCCCCAAGGTTTCCGACTCCGCCTATTTCTCCAAAGAACTTAGCCGCACTAGAAATACCTAAATCTATACAGCCATCTTTCATTGCAAACTTTTGATAGGAGGTTGCTATTGATGTCTTAAACCAAAGTTCTACTGTTCCAGTATTTAATCCATCAAAATTATTATCTGCTATAGATATTTGTCCATCTACTCCTCCATCAAATGCTACTGAACGACCCAGAAACGTACTTAATGTACTAACCTGTACGTTATATTCAATCTCATTACTATCGGCGTCTGTTCCTGTAAAGAGTAAGGCTGGAGTAGTAGAAACACCTGTTGCTGCATCTGCTGGAGTGTTGAGGGCTATTGTTGGTGCTGCCATATTATACGTTCGATACTGTTAATGCCGTAATTATAACAGAAGTTACAGATTGAGTGGTAGCTGTCCAGTTGTTGTTGACCGTAGTTTGTTT